TTATAGATTTTGCTGTTGTCCGGGTATACCCGTAAGCATTCCAACCGAGACAAAACCATCCATTTGCCTCAGCTCAGACTCTTGGCGATGCTGCTCAACAGGCATGCCAAATGTACCCGCGATGTCATCTGGGTAGTAACCCTTCCGAGGATTCACAGGCTGTTCTTCCGTATTCTCTTCGGCCACTGTCGTAGGTTGTTGATCAGCAGACTGCTTCTTTTTACACTCGTGGAACACCTCGGCCGCCACAAGGTCAAACACATAGAGAGCTTCGCCCTCGAACTCGATGCGGTATCCGAGGATTTTATACCGGCAGTCACCGGACCAATCCATTTCCTTATAAAGCAATTCTGAAAATAGCCTGCAGGACATTTTCCGACTCTTACGCTTGTCCGGTTTTGCGATACACCAGCGCAGAGCATCCCTGTCATTTTCATTACAGCCTTTAACTACAAGCCGCTTTAAGTCGCTGTTAAACATGATGTTGACGTACACCACATCCTCCAAACCTGCAATGCAGGCCGTGTTGAATGTGATGCTGTCTTTCCTTATTATAATGGCGGGATCTCGAAGATGTGCAAAAAGTTCCCTCCGGGCGACCTGATAGCCATCATAATCAAAGGTCTGCTCGATCTCTGTTCTCCTCTGTTCCCTCTCCGACATCTGATCCGCACACAGTTCCAACATCTGCGGATTCTCCATCTCCATTGTCTGCTGTTTCTCCAGTTCCATGTTCATCTGGTATAGGCCACCCTTCTATTATTTTCTCTGCTTCCTGTAAAAGTTCTTCAAGGTCTTCTGAGGTTAGTGTACTGTATTCGGCCAGTTCCTTTGCCGGCCGCAAAACATCCCAGTCAGCCGCATAGTGCCTCTGCTCCAGTAGATTAATCTCTCCGATGCTGGTAATCGGTCTTCCAAATGTGTCCTCCCATTCCGGAGGCAAAATGTAAATAATCTGCTTAACTGTCCTCCCTGCGATTTCAGCTCGGTCATCTGTTTCAGCTTCTTTGGGCGGAAGAACGATGTTCTCCGTCTTTACCATTTCAGGTTCGTCCAGTTGAAACAGCATAACCTTTTGGTCATCATTCTCGATAAAGTCACCACGGAAACGGTATTTCAGGTCCTGATCCCAATCCATAATGTCAAACAGCGTTTTCGCCAGTCCACGGCACGACTTGGACAGCGCACACCACCGCCCTTCGCGCAGCTTTCCCCAGTGAATTGCATTTGGATTGTTCCCATCACACGGTCGAACAGCAATACACCTGTTCACTGAATTCAACAGCAGCTCTACATACTCCACATTCTCAAATTTTTTGAGGCAGGCCGTATTAAAGTTCAGTTTTCCATCTGCTATTGTCATCGCAGGGTTTTGCGTAGTAGAGAAATACTGAGACCGAACCACCTCATAGCCACGCATGTCTAAACCTGCTTTATATTCAATCTGCCGCGTGTCCTCCAACTCGCTCATAACACTTTCAGATGCCTTTTGATATTCATCCGTTGAGAATCCGGTCCAGTCTTTATCCAGTGGTACATATCCTCGAAGGATTCCATTGTCAACAACGCTTAGTACAGGCAAGGGCCTAGCTTTCTTCGCATAGGCACGTGATGCCCGAAGAAAATTTGCTGCTTCATATACAGTTCGAGAAACTATGGCTTCATGATGATTTTTTCTTCTAAACTGCGTTCTTTCACCATTGTTCTTTTTGGCTTTGTGTGTCAAAAAATTAGGGGTAAATGTCTTCCACGCCCTAATGTCACCACAATGACGTTCATTTGCAACAATCTCGGCCAGTGTGCTTGCGCTCCACTCATAACTTCCCTGCTTTGTCTTGCGTTTATAGGCTTTAAGCAATTCTGCAATATCAGAAAATGAAACACCATTCAAGTAAAGATAGTAGATTGCTTTTACAGTTTCAGCTTCGTCCTCATTGACGATAAGGTCACCATCTTCGTCCCGGTCATAGCCAAGCAGCTCTGGTGTTAAAAACAGTCCCTTCCTAAACCGGCGTTCAATCGACCAGTTCATAATGACCGATTTTGAATGGGATTCTTCTTCAGCAACCGAGGCCAAAATCGTCAAGATCATTCGTCCATTATTGTCAAGCGTATAAATGTTGTCTGCTTCAAACTGAACACCTACAGGCGGTTCAAGGTTTTTCAGAAGGTCAATAACAGAAAGGCAATCAACGATGTTTCTTGCAAATCGAGCAATCGACTTGGTCATGATCAAATCTATTTTCCCGGCTTTGCAATCCTCAATCATCTGGAGCATGCCTTTTCGGTGTGCAATAGATGTTCCGCTTATACCTTCATCTGCATAGATTCCAACAAGTTCCCATCCAGGATGTCCTGTAATGTACTCAGTATAATAATTCTTTTGAAGTTCATAAGAAGATGTCTGTTCGTCATTATCCGTTGAGACCCGAACATAGGCCGCCACACGGCGAATTCCACCGCTCTCCATAAAATCCGCAGTAGGCTTTGCAGGGATTATTTCGATTTCCGACGCATCCGTGCCTTTATATTTATCACGGATTTTCTGCTTACGGTCTTGTCCACTGTTTTCTTTCACGGTTTCACCTTATTCCCTGAGCGTCCAGTACCACTGGCGCATTTTTCTATAGCTTTGTATTCCCAGCACATGTTTTGTCTCAGCTATGGTTCTGCGACTTATTCCAGCTTCTCCAAGCCTTTCATAGATTTCTTTTGATGCCATATCACCTTTTACAAGATACTGCTTCAAAAGAGCGCAAGCCATTTCCGTTTTTGTCTTATACTCCAAAGTCTGCACTTCTTGTTTTTCATCGCAGCTTTCAGATATGGAATCCAGCCATTGGAACCCGTAATCCTCTGTTATCGAGAAACTGATTTTAGACCCATCTGGTCCTAAGCTGTTTTTTATCTGGTGAACGACACGGATATCCATGTTTTCTGCATCGCGCTCAATCTGCAACACACTTCTTGCAGCCGCCACCACGTCAATGCTTCCAAGGCTTCTATACAAGCCTTTTATGCCTTCCTTTTTGTTCAAGTGCCCTATCAGCACAATGGCGCAATCATAGGTAGCCGCCCACATTCCAAGGTGCTGCATCAGCCGCCTTGCTTTTCCAGCAATCTGCAAATCGGAGTCACTGGAGAGGTATGCTTGAATTGGGTCAATCACAACAAGCCTCGGTCGAAACGCAACGATTGCATCCCTAATGCGTTCATCATCGAGTGTCAGCCCACTGTTGACTTCTTCATTGATAAATGCCACTTTGCTGCAGTCTGCGCCCTGTTCTTCCAGACGGGGTTTTATCGTATCCGCAACCCCGTCTTCTGAGCATTGGTAGATAACCCTCTGTGGTTGCTCCAATGGTTTTCCGTCAGGAAAGGCACCTCCTGTGGTTATTTCAGCAATCAGATTCATCATCATTGTAGACTTGCCATCACCGGGGTCTCCCTGTAGCAAGGTTATTTTTCCAATTGCAATATATGGATACCAGAGCCAGCGGACTGGCGATGATTCGACCTCACTATACAGCGTCAAAAGTCCTTCTTGCACTCGTCCCAATCCCCCGTTCCCGCATTGTATAACCCTTAGAGTTCTTCAGTTTTATTATACATCTGCACTGGCGAGTTGACTGTCAAGCAGTAGACGACACGTTTTTCTAAATGTCAACTACTGCTTGACATTTGATAGAAAATATTCTCTAAGGATGCAACACCGGATGAATGGCGGATCAGGGCTTTCCCCTTCTGCAAAATGGTCATACGCATAGGGCAGCCCCATTTCTTCCACCATCGCTTTGACTTCTGCGTGGGTCATGGCATCCTCCTACTTCAGTGCTTTCTCGATGAGGCTTTGGAGCAGCTCGACACCCTCCTGCTCGGCAGGAGCAATGTGCGGTCTTGCCGCCACACGCCCACCGCCGCGCTTGGCGTGCCCATTTTCCAAAAGGTGCGCCAATTGGTATCGGTCCTTGGAATGGACGACCATCTGGAGGCTCTGGCTGGATTCTTCCTGTTTTGTTGCCACCCAACTGGATTTATACCGACCTGTCCGAGACGGTGCGCCGGTCTCGATCTTTTCCTTGACGGTCTTAGCAGATTTGCGGACGGCACGTTTGACCTCAGAGGATGCCAGCTTGGAATACTCCTGCAATCCCTCATTGACGGCCGCCGCAAGCCCGTCCACGCTGACAGTTTTACTGCTCATCTCTGCCTCCGTTCCAATCTGCAATGCAGCTTGGTGGTTTTCTTGTTGTAGTTCATGGGGTCAACTGACGTGATGTCATAAAGCTCACCACGAAACAGTACCCGGAACCCGGTAGAAGTCAGCTTATTGACCTCGCTGCACCAGCGTACCGTAAACACCACGCTTTTCTGTTCGGCTGTGACTTCACCTTCATCCTCCTGCGCCTCATAGGTCGAAGCGTAGGCGAAGCAGGTGTAATAATCCACCCATGCGTTCCGATGATTTCCGACCTTATCGGTCATGTGCTTACTTTGCTGGATCGTGATCCTCTCGTTCAGCTTATCGATCATCAGAACACCCCCTCCCTCACAGCGAACAGAATGGAACGGAGCGTCAGCATCAACTGCTTATGGTCCGCTTCGTCCCGGTGTTCGTACAAATAGCCCAGCGCATACAGAATTGCCACACGGCAGGTGCTGCGCAGCGCCTCCAGCTCCCTCGTCGGTGTGACTCCGTTCTCGGCATCCCGGTCAGCGGCATTGACTGCCTCCCACTGGTCGTCCGTGAGCCGGCCCACATCCTTACACATCTGCTCGGCCGAGGAAAGCATAATGCCGATCAGGGCATCTTCATCCCCGCTGTCCACGCGCAGATAGGTCTTCGCTTCAAAAAGCGGGATCAGTGCCATGATCGGTCATCCCCCTCTCTTATCAGCCGCCGGCAGCCATCTGAAGGAGCTGCACGGACTCGGGCAGGATCAGCTTGCCATCGACACGCTGGGTGGCCAGGAAGCCGACCTGATCCGTGCGGGCATACAGCTCGTTCAGGCGACGGAAGGTGCGGTTCTGGCGGTCAGCCACCCAGTAGTAGCTGTAGTCACCAAAGGCCATGACCTTGTTACCGCCCTTGATCTCCGGCATAAAGGCGGAGGTCTTCAGGGGACGGTTCAGCAGAGTATCGGGCTTGCCGATCTCCAGACCCGGCTTCCAGATATAGTTGCCGTTGTTGTCCTTGATGGTCATCAGCTGCAGCACCAGTGCCTCGTTGCAGAGGAACTGCGCCTTCTTGCGGTAAGGAGCCTTCAGTGCGTAGTACAGCTTGAAGATCTCATCAAAGGTGACAGCATCCTGCTTGGCAGCCTTGACACCGACCTTTGCGCCGCCGGTCTCAGCCAGCAGACCCAGAGGCTTACCAATACCGTCACCGGTGATGAAGGCGCGCTCCTCCGCATTACCCATACGCACACCGAAACGGCGGGCAATATAGGTGGCGAGGTCAAAGGCGGAATCGTTCAGCAGCTCGTTGGAGATCTTGATCATGGTGCCCAGCTTGTAGGCGGACAGCATAGTCTGGCCGAAGGTCGCATCGCTTTCGGGGATCTCCTCGCCCTCATCGATCCAGCTTGCCTCGCCGGTATC